CTAGGACTGTTAGGTGGTGCTATCGCTTCTAATCCACATGCAGCTTATGATACTGCTAAAAAAATTGGATCTGATGCTGCTAAAAGTTTTAGTAAAATATTAAGTAAAAAATAAATGGAGTTCTTATGAATTTTGTGGAATTTTTAGAAAAAACCGCTCCTGAAGATTTGCAGAAACTTGCTGAAGAAGCACAAGATGAATTGGTTGCTAAAGTAATGAATAGTATTATTCCATTACTTGAAAAGCAGGCTGAATATACAGTCATGCTTATTAAACAGGCTATGGAAGGTGAAGAGGAAGGCGAAGCTCCAAAAGAAGAACAGGAAGCTGCTGCCGCTCAAGCCGCCATGGAGCCTGGAACTAAACCAGGAACTACTCAAGGTGAAGATAACTCTGAAGTAGTTGGTTCAAATACTCCAGAAGGTTTAAAAGCTACTGATATTCAGGGCGCTGTTAATCAGGCCATTGAAGCTCAACAGGTAGAGAAAGTAATTCCTTTTGTTAAAGCAATTGCTTCTGCTCATCCTGATACATTAACTGAAGTAGCTAAAATTATTAAAGTTTGCTTACATGACGCTATCATGAAACGCAAGGTAGAGCCAGAAAAGGCAGCTAAAGTTGCTCAAGAATTAGATGCTTTAATTTCTGAACCTACTGAAAAGGGCGGAGAATAATATGTCAAAAAGTATTATTGACGATATCTTAGCAGAGGCCGAACAGGAATCTCTTGTTAAGATTGCTAATGATCCTCAAGGTGCGCCCGAAACGGCAAATGATAGTAATAGTGGACAGACTGATATTGTCAGTACCGCTAATGCTTTTCTTCAGGAATTAGAACAGTTCAAAGCTACCCTTGGTGGTAATGTTGCTGCTCAAGGTCAGGAAGATCCTAATCAGCAAGGTGTTCCTGAAGGTGATCCAAATGCGCCACAGGTTCCTCAAGAACAACAGCAGGGTGGTGGCGCTACTATTCAAACTCCTGGCGGTACAATTATTAAATTAGCTGCTATGGCTAAATTGGCTTCTATTAAAGGTAGAAGTCTTTTCAGTGAGGTTGAGTAATGGACGAATCACTCCAGCAAGCATTAGATATGTTAGATAAAGCTGCTTCCATTATTCAGGAATTGGTGGCACAGGTTCAATCTAAGGGTCAGCAACAGGATATGTCTAAGAAAGCAGAGTCCTTAGCTGTAAAAACTGGTATGTCTTTGAACGCTGTCAATGATATGATTAAACAAGCGGAAGAAAATGGTTCTAATCTTGACGCCGTTTTAAAAGCCGCTGAATTATTCACTGATCGTAGATTCTCTTTTGGTAAAGTAGCTTCAGAAGATCGCTCTCTTACTAAAACAGGTTCGATTGCAATGGATAAATATCAAGAACGTGAAGCTGAGTTAATGGATTCTTTAGGATTGTAACTTTCTCATTATAGGAGATTTTAAATATGTTAAACGTTTTAAGTGGCCTTCAGGAAGGCTCCCGTTCAGTTGTTACTGTTAGCAGAAGTGGCCCCGCCGGTTTAGTTAAAGGTGCGGTCGTTAATACTACTGCTACTGCTAACACTGTAGCAAAAGCCGACAACTCAACTGCTGCCTTCAATCTGTACGAGTACATTTTTGAAGATCTGACAACTCAGACTTCCGGCAAATACACCTGCATCTTTGGTGATATGGAAGTTGAAACCGATCAGTATTCTGGTACTCCCGCAATTGGCTCTTTCCTTAAGCCTGGGACCGGTGGGACTGCTGGGTTATTAATTGCCGCTACTTTACCTGGCGATGCTGCTTTAATCGCTGGTAAGGTTATCGACTCTTACAACCTGCCAATCAATCCTACCATGACTGCTCCTTATGGTGGTGTAGCGGTAAGTGTTTTACGTGCCCGTTTAGTCTAACTTATTGCTAACTATTCTTAGGAGATTTAGATATGTCATTAATGGTTTCCCAGTTATGGGATGTTTTCAGTAACGGCAATGCCGATGGCATGACGAAGGTTGCCGCTTTGACTGAAGATTATCTCCGTGATCGTATCCGTGAAACTTCAGTTCTGAACCGGATTCTTCCTCCCGTTGTTCTTACTGAAGCGCAGATTGAGCGTAATACTAATAATGATTTCCCCCTGAAGCGCGTTGAGTTAGAGCCTAACTCAAAAGCCTTCACCTTGGGTTTCCGCGGTAAGGGTTCTGCTCAGTTCTTCGAAGGTCGGAAGTATGAAGTTTACTTCACTAAGATTGAAACTGAGCATTTCAAGAAAACACGCGAAGAACTCATGACAATGCGTTATCCAGTTATGGATGTTGTGAATAACAACTTCGTTCTGGATATGCAGGAACAGCTTGATTTCCTGTTCCGGACTCGCCTTGATGCTTCCGTTACTATGGCAACTGCACTTTCTGCCGGTTATACCTATGCCGCCACTATTACTAGTGCTGCTGACGTAGCTAATAACTTTAAGGATGCTGTTATTGCTGGCGTTCAGGCTGTTATTGGTCAAAGACGTAGAACTGCGCGTCTTATTATGACTGAATCAACTTGGATGAACCTTGCTAGACTGACTCCTGATAAGCTTGGTTTTGAAGCTGTCCAGCGTATTGCTTTCCAGGGTACAACTCCTGAAAAGACTTTCCTGGGTCATGAAGTTATTACAACCATTAACTCTCAGGGTGCTGGTTCAGTTTGGGCTAACAACCGTATTTACTGTGTTGCTGAACCTGGTTTCTTAGGTTCTAACTTCATCCTGGGTGATGTACAGCAGGAAATGAAGCGTGAAGGCAATATGCTTGAGTGGTATTCTTGGGCTGATCAGGGTATGGAAATTGGTAACATTTTCTCTACCTCTCTCATTACCCTTGGTAGCACCTTCATCGGTGTTTAACAAATAGGAGAATCGCATGTCGTACGTCAAAGGTATTTTCGGTAATATTTATCATAATGCTTTCACTCTTACAGAGGGTCAGGTCATTAGCGTTGAAGATGCAATTTGTAAAACCGCTGCTTTACTTGAACTTGAAGCAAAAGGTAAGATTAAAATCTTCGATGATTATGAAAAGGCTGTAGCATTTAAGTTTCGTGGATATTCAGCATTGGCTCTTGAATCTCTGCCTCATCTGAATCCGCCAACTGATGATAAAGGTAATCCACTTCCTCTTGCTAGTCCATTTCCCACAATGAATATTTCTACTGGGGAACCTATCAAAAAGGAATATAATTACATTGCCGAACCTGAGCCAGTAGCTCCTGCTAAAGTAGCTAAACCGGTAATCGATTCTCCAGTTCCTCCTGCTGAAGTAAAAGTAGAAGAAACCAAATAAGTAAAAATACTGTAACGATTGATAAGGGGGGCTAAAAGCCCCCCTTTGAATTTGTAGTAAGATATGATAAAATTAAGCAGAGGTAACTATGCAAGAACTTAATCAAAACCCTCAGTATCAGAATTATAAATTTACTCCAGAAACTATCATTTTTTGCGCTCGTAAATTTATGCGAGATACTGCAAAGCAAAATGAATTACGTGGAATAGATGAATCTGATGATAGTATTTTTAAACTCGCTATTAATATGGCTATTAGTGATTGGAATACTACTCCACCACTTTTAGCAGCAGTAGGTTTAGAAGATTTCCCGGCATTTGATTGGCTAATTATTTCTACTGCTATGTTTGTTTTACAAAGTGCTGGGGTATTACAATATCGTAATGAATTACAATATTCTGACGCTGGCACCAGTGTTAACCCCTGGAGTAAAGGTCCGGTCTATTTTCAAACTGCTGGATTTTGGGCTAATCTTTGCGAACAAAAGAAACGAGATTATAAATATGCTTTAAATGTTTCTAAGACATTTGGCATTGCTAGAACATCAGAATATATGATGTGGGATTACTCTGGATTATTTACTGGCGTTCCAGGGGATAACGTTCGCGGTTCTGGCCCATCTTCAGTTGCCGGTGGTGCTTTGGGAGTCCAGCAAAACATCCAAGAGTTAAAAAACAAGCCCCGCAAGCGCACTCAAATTAATTTTAAAATAGACTCATGGGTGAATGATGGCGTTGACATGCTATACACTTATGTTTTCTATCATAATTTTATGTCAGAAGTGGATGCTAGAATTACCGATCCTGTGACTGGTGCAGATTTGCGTAGTCAAGTTTCAATCTTCTTTGATAGTAAAAATTCAATTAAATTAACAGTTCCAATGCAACCAGATGGTAGATTTGAAGCATCAATGATTGTGTTTGAAATTTAACACTTGACAAATGGCATTTTAACCTCCATACTAGGTTATGGAGGTTTTTATGTCTATTGAAATAGCTCAAAAATCTTTATCAAGTAGTTTGAAAGTTTTAGATTATTTTAAAGATAATAAAAAATGGTATTACAAAATCAAATGTTTAAATTGTAATAATATTTGGAATTTACGTTCAGATGATCTAAAAAGACTTTCAATTAATAAAACTGGTGGTTGCAGAATTTGTTCTAATAGAAAAATAAGTAATAATAATATTAAACCAGAAGTTCAGAAAGAAATTGAAAATTTGAAAAATTATTTTGAAATAAATAATAATCATTTTAAGTGTAAAAAATGTAATTATGAATTTGATGATCAAATTCATAATCTTATTGGAAAATTAAAACGTAATCAGTATCCATGCATAAAATGTAAATATGAAATTATAAATAATAGTATTGAAATTCAAGAAAAACAATTAATAGAAAATGATATAAATAATATAAGAATATTAAACAGAATTTCTAATCATATTTCTAGGGTTAAATGTCTAGAATGTAATTATGAATGGAATAGTTATTTTGGAAATATTATTAGAGCTAAAAAGAAGTGGAATACTAATAGTTGTCCTAAATGTGATGAACTAAAAGGTAGACAAACTTCATCACAACAAGTAGAATTAGAAGATTTTGTAAAACAATATTATAAGATAGTATCAAGATATAAATTAGATAATGGGCAAGAAATAGATATTTTTATTCCTGAATTAAATATTGGTATTGAATATAATGGGAGTTATTATCACAGTCCAGATACAGGACGTATTGATGAAAATTATCATTTAAATAAAACTAAAGTTGCAAATAATAGCAAGATTAAATTAATACATTTATTTAGTCCATATTGGATTAATAAGAAAGAAATTTGTAAATCTAAATTATTAAATTTATTAAATCAAAACAAGAAATGGTTAAGATCTAATCAATATATTATTACACAAATTAACTGGAAAGATGCTAAACAATTTTTAGAAGAAAATCATTTAATGGGCGCAGGAGAGGTTCCATTATTTTCATATGGTATTTTAAATGCTTCCGAGAAAATACTTGGAGTAGCTACATTTACAAATAAACGAAAAGGTAATTTTAGAGAACGTGATGATAAAGTTATAGAATTTAATAGATTTGCAACTTCTGTTAGATGTTATGGAGCTATTGGAAAAATAATAAAAATAGTTAAACATTATCATCCATATATTAAACAAATAATATCTTATGCAGATTTAAGTTGGTCTAGTCTTTATAATAATATTTATATTAAAAATAATTTTAAATTAGACAAAATTACTGATCCAAATTATTGGTGGTGTAAAAATGATATTATAATACCACGTAGAAATGCAATGAAACAAAATCTATCAATATTGCTAGGAGATAAATTTGATCCAAGCAAAACAGAAGTATCTAATATGTTATTAAATGGATATATTAGAGTTTGGGATTGTGGACACGCGAAATATATTCTTGATCTATAATCAAAAGGCCCCCTTCGGGGCCTTTTGTTATTCATCTACTATCTTTCTTCTTATCTTTTCATCCATCTTATGATGAACTCTAACATGGTTTGCTAGAGTTGCAACACCTGATCCCCAAAGAGAAGCAGCTACGGTAGGAGTAATCATTTTACTATGGAATAATTTTTTAGTAATTGCTTTAGCTAATCCACCGGCAGCTAATCCACCAGCTACCGGAGCCACAAATGGGCTAATGCCAGCTTTCTGTTTAAACTCATTATTATAAGCTTCAACATCTTTTTTGGAATAAGCAATTTTAACTAAGCTCATGACTGTGAACTTCCTAATCCACGAACTGGAATAAGTCTATCAAACATAAACGAAATACTTTCAGCCATAACTAACTGACCGGCAGATTGACTTAAACTATGAGTGCCAATCTTAGTACCTTCAGCATAAACGCCACCAACTGCATTACCAGCTACATCCTGAAAATACATACAAAGACCGAAAGGCATTTTTAATCTAGTATCCCAGCAAGATAACCAGAGATTTGTATTTGAATCTGCTGCCATAATCTTATCAGGATTATTCATAATATTAGCCCATGACTGGACCGTGAAATTCTGTGCAGCGCCAGATCCAGTAGCTAAACCAGCGAGAGCTAAAGCNGTAGGATTACCATTATCGTCATAGAGATTACTATAAGCATATCTCATTAACGACGGGCCATTATAAACAAGACGCGAAATACCACCACCGCCAACAGGAGTACCATTGATAATATGGACTCTCATTGAACCAATTTCAGATAATCTATTCTGTGGGATCTGCTGATTGATTGAAATCTGTGGAGTTAAACCAACTTTAATAATATTGAAAGCTGACGAAGCCTGAGCAGGACCGAAACCAATTAAGGTTGATTCGGATGCAATAAACAGACCAGCAGTTCCCATATTTTCATCAAGTTGGACAAAATTCTCACGCCAATTCCATCCGTTACTGGAATCACCAGTCCCAGCACCTAATAAGTCTTGAAGTGTTAATCCATTAACAGATGCCATAGTTTTTCACCTTAATCAACGTTTACAGTAATATCAATATTGTTGGCAGGATAACCAACTTCACAATTCAGCGAAACTCTAATTCTACCTTTAACGATATCGGTATTCTGTCCATTTAAGTTTGCTGCAATTGCAAGATTTTTAGAACTTAGCATCAAAGGACCACAATAAGGCTTACTTTCATTCTGAGCAGCAAAACAATAATGATCAAGATCTTCATTTAACTGAGTTAAAAGATTGGGAGTAATATTAAATTTACCAATCTTAGGTTTAACTGCATCATAAAGATCATTAGCAATCTGATCTACTGCTTTAGTTACACTGAATTCCTGAGTTTCAATACTAGTCATATCAGTTGTAACTTGATGACGAGAATAAATCTGACCACCTTCAGTATCCTGCATTAAAACAAAAACACCAGCAGCACTTAATTCTTTTAACTGATCTGGAGTAAAATAATCATTTGAATAATGAAGTTTCTTAGGACCGGCAAAATATAAATTAGTAAATGATTGTTGAGCAGGATAAGCAGAAACAGCGCCAGCTAATGCAGCACATAAAGCAGAACCATCTAATGTTACAATTTCATCAGTAGTGCCATCACTCCAATCAGCTAATGGAGGCCAAACACAAACAATCCTTCTACTTGCATATGATTCGGCAATAGCGCTAATCAAAGCAACCTGTTCAGGTTTAGTATAATTATGAACAATATTGTAAGTAAAAGCATCTGTTGGATCAACTGAACCAGTAATAGCAAGATTAGATACTGTTAATCCTAATGGAGTACCATTAAGATAAGCATCCATCATGAAAGAAGAATTACTCACAATCTGAGTTACTAAAATATTATCATAATCAGTTCCAGGGGCTAAATCTGTAAAAAGATTAGGTGTGCTATTACCGCTAACCGTAAGTACTACAACTTCATCTCCTGGCCGTACTCCAACATCGAGCAAGCCTGAATCATTTGTAGTATCAATACCAGAAATCGTAATTGCCATATTAAACTCCAACCATTATGAACACTGAGCTAAGTTTGTAGTAACGCCAACTTCTAATACTTTACTCTTAAAATTATCTACTGTAGTTGCTGGAACAAACCCAGATCTGTAGAAAGAAGGACCAGGATTAGGAGTTGACATTGCATTAATATGAGCAATTAAGTCAGCGTTAACGGCACCTAATTGAGTTTCGTTAAAACCACCTGTAAGCTCAGTAACCATGTAGATATCTTTTCTAGTAGCAAGATATTCAAAAGCTACAAGATAAGAATTCTGACTATTATCAGATGTAATGTAAGCTAAGGAAGTAGCCCCACCACTAGCACCTAACATAATATTGCCAAGATAAAAACCTAATGGATTCAGTGGATCTACATCCATATCTAAAAGAAGCTGAGTTGGTGATGAAACTTTATAAAAACCAGTCAGATCTTTTCTTAAAGCTACATATGAAATACTAACAGAACCAGCAATAACATTAAACAATTGATACTGCAACCCAGTAAATGAAACTGAAATTGAAGTAAATGTAGGAGCTTCCATATCTGCAATAATACTACCAACATTACGAGTAACTGTAAAGGTATAGGTAGCATCAAGAGCCATAAAAAATGTTGAAGTAAATGTCAGTGTCTTATTATCTGCTGAAACACCACTTACAATAAACTTTCCAGCATTTTTACTAGTAGTATCTAAGAATGCTACCGAATCGCCAATTTTAACATCGGCAAAAACAGCAGTAGGAGATACATACTGATTTGCGTTAAAAGCAGCAGTACCACCCGATCCAGTTAAGATCGAAATCATAGCATTATCTACATTAATGTTAACGGTCTGCGTTTGAACAATTGCCCCTGGTTTTAATTTAGGGAAAATTATTGTAGCAGGTAATACAGGAAAGACTAATGGAGATTTTCTAACAACCTGATTTAAACTACCTACTAAACAAGGTAGTAAAGCTGGCTCGACAAAATCTGTTGTTGAAGTAAGGAAATTTTCTGTAACAGAAGGACCGGGAGAACGATAGGTCATAATAATTGTCCTTAACTAAAAATAGATGCTTGAGAGTCGTTAAGTTTAAGTTCGATCTCTTTCCATTGTTCAAGATTAAGTAATCTAGCAGAATATTGTCGAGTCATTTGAACTTGTAACATCACGCTAGATATAAAAGAGATATTACCCTTTTCGAAAATTTGTGGTGGAGTTTGAGTTGGATTTGGAAATAATTGAAGTTTTAGCGAACGTAATGGTCTTAGATCCATTGTAAAGAATGCTAACACCGCAGAAGCAAGAGCCTGACTTTCCAAATCACTCTCTGATAAACATTCTATCATGATTGGGAAAGAAATTAAATCCTGATAATTTGTAATATCTCCATTTTGCGTAACACTCTGAACCTTACCTGATCCTGATGTGTTATTAACTCCACTTATAACATTGCCAGTTGAAACAAAAATTGCTGGACGTTTTGCTCTATATTTAGTTTCCCAATCAAAACGAGTTGTAATTAATAAAGATGGAAAAGAATCTTTTTTATCTAAATCATCTTGATAAACAATAAAACCAAGTTCTGGATTATTACTAAAAATAGTACGTAAAAATAATACTATTGCTCTAGTAGCATATCCAGTTGGATTAAAATTTTGACTATAAAGAAACTGCTTATAATCCATTACTTATTCCGTTCTCTACGAAACACATTGAATTCATCAATAGTATATGCATCAACGTCTATTGGTAATAATTGTTCTACTCTATCTGCTTTAATTTGCACTAAACTAAGAATTTGTTTTATTACAGAATCTTTAATGGCTGTTTCGGTAACGCTTTTTACAAGATATCTAGCATCTGGACTTTTTAAAGTAATAAGAATATCATCTGCTTCAATAAAAGAATCTGTAGAAGTCCATCCACCTATATTAACATTTTCTTCTACTTCATAATTTGTCCTATCTGTACTTTTATTATTTGCTTCAAAATTAATATAGATTTTTATTGGGGCAAAATATCCATCTTCGTAAGTTGTGCCAAAACAGAAAGGACATTTAGATTTAATAATCTTTCTATCAATTTCCGAATAGCAGTTTTTACATCTAGGTCCAAATTTTTTTCTTGGATAGAGTAAACATTCTCTACCATTATATCTTCGTAAAACCAAACGTTCCTGTCTTGCTATATATCTAGAAAGATAATTACTAAGTTCTTCTTCTAAACACACTTCATTACTATAAAAATTTTTATTATTTGAACTATCATTTGCTAGAACTCTATAATAAAGTCTTTTATCTACCATTCCTCTTTGAGTAATTGTATCTACAAAACCAAAAGCATAAATTGGATCTTTAAACAAATTAATCCAGGGTCCAATTACTGACTCAGATACCTGGACAATAAATGTAAATTTATGCAAATCTTCTCTTAGGTCAGTCTCTATATCCCATGTTAAAATTGTTTTATTATATTCTATTATTTTAGTGTTTAGAGATAATTGCATTTGATCCGATCTCTCTAACTAATATTTCGTCAAGTTCTTTACCGATTCTAACAGTATGCATTCTGATGTAATCCATATCACCACGTTGAGCAGGGTAATAATTTGTAAAAATCATATCCAAACTATTAAGTTTATTCGCAGAATCTAATTCGCCAATAAAACTTGCATCTAAACTTCTAAATTTACCAATTCTATCTCTAACGAATTCTGTAGCAAAATCAAAAAATTTAGCATTACGCAACGCAGGAGGAAGATGTTTTAAATGGATAACTAATGCATTATCTAAAGGTCTAATGACAGATTCAAAAGTAAAACATTTCATTGGTTCGGAAAATGTATCTACCGCATTTTCTTTTCCAACATCACCTTTTGCAGTCCATTTTTCCATAGCTTCCTGATCTCGTTTTGTAAGACCCAAGCCATTAACATTAAGATTTTCTTTGATTTGTTTAAGCGACACGACAGGCTCCTAAAATAGAGGTTTGATTTTTGAAACATCCATCTCATCAATCACCATTCCATTTAAAGGTTTTACATAAAGTAAAAGTTTATAATAGACTGGCGCAATTTTATCTCCAGTGATAAAATCTTGTGAAAAGAAAATCTTAATCTTTTTTTCAACATGATCTGTAAACAGATCATCATATTGCTGTAAATTAACTACATTAATAATCTGTCCAAAAATTTTACCTTTGAGTTTTATTTTTTCTGGAACTTCTTCAATTTCAATATACTGAGAAATAGTATAAGGATCACCGAATTGATCAGTCTTAATTTCTCTTCCAATTAAATTATATTTATGAGGACTATTCATGCATTTTTCTAGAATAGTCGTATATTCATTTAACTGAGAAGTATCTGTTAATTGTAAAAATTTTGAAACGCTTTTTTGCTTACGACTGGCTTCCATTTGGTCCTCTGAAGAAATCTAGGAAATCACTTTTCTTTAGATCAGAAACTTTCTTGTAGAGAATATTATTTTTAGTTTCAAATTTACCAATTCGTCTAGCACGATCATTTGGTAAAGCTGTGAACATCTTAGATCCTAACTGTCCACCTTTTCTCCAAACTCCGCTATTGGCTCTTTCAAGTTGCTGCTTCCAATGTCCATTCTCAAAATAAATATCATGTAATTTTGAACCCATACCAACTGGGCCTTCTTTTAACCATGATACAGTTTTATTAACACCAAGTCCAGCTAAACCACCCTTAACGCCACCTTTAATACCACTCCAAATAGTACCCTCATTATCATCTTTTGTAGCAACGCTTAATCCAGCACCGCCAACTGCACCATAGAGTCCAAAATTATGAGGTTCTAATTTAGAACTAACATTAGTAATATTTTTACTAAGCTTTAAATACTGTTCAAGTTTTGGAATATCATATTTACCTTGTGGGGTAATTACATCATTAATAATTTTTCTAGCTACTTTACTATTCTTCATTGTATGTTCAGCTGTACCTAAACCATAATTCATTAACTGTCCAGCAAACGAATCACCTAATGCAGATAACGTTCTAGTAGAATCAGTTGTATATCCATTACGTAATCTATTTACAGAGTTAGAAAAATTTGATAAACCTAAAGGCTGTGAAATTAAAGTTCTAACAGGACCAACATTTTTGTTAGCCATAAACCATTTGACAGGATTACCACTTTTAGCTGCTGCAAAACCTGGTGCAGTAGTAGCTAAAGAAAGCCAAGGAATTGCAAATGCGATTTTAATAATACTCATTTAAGTTCCCTGCGCGGCGGTTTAACTGTTGGCTGGGGTTTAAGATCTATTCCATGCATTTGACTAACTACTGCATTAAACTGTTCTGGACTTTGCTGTTGAAGTTGTGATAATGTTTGTTGTCTTTCAACGGGATTTAATGTTTGTAACTTGTTAACAATACCTGTAACTGTCTGCATTACAGCACCATTAACTAAACTACCACCGGCAGACTGAGTGTGTTCCTGCTGAGTTTTACCAATATCGATTTGATTATTTACATTATCAACACCATTAATTTTAGCCACTTCTGCACTAACCTTAGCCTGAACAACTTGTCTAATCTTCTGAATAGTTTCAAGACTCTTTTGTTCCGCTTCAATTTGTTTAGCTTCCTTATCTAAGTTGATACCGTTACCAACCTGACTAAGTGAAGTTGTTTCGCTAATACGACCTGTAGCTCCAAGCTGTAAGAGCATATTAATTTGCTGAAGATCATCAGCCATTTTAAATGGTGATAATTCAACTTTGCTTGGTGCGGTAACTTTACCCATCTTAGCAGCATAATCAACTAAGAATTTAAGGAATTTATTTTGTTTATTAATATAATACAAAAATAGATTTTCAAGCATTCTTAAACTAACGTTTGAACCACTCCAAGTCATGCCACCATAAATAAGTTCAGGAGGAATACCCATCTGAGTCAGAATACGCCGATCCTGTAACTCTATTTCTTCTCTAAGAGAGAGGGCTTTACCCTGCCCACCTATAGCTTGGTAGCCAAGAGGACCGGGAAGAACACCAATTTCATTAGGGTCATTCTGCTGTCTTTTTAAAACTGTTAATACAGAAGAAACCCATGAGCCACCATCTAATTGAGATAATGGATCACGCCCACCTGGAAGTGCTTGTGGAAATAAAAATCTATTAGGAATTAAATGGTCAGAAGCAATACATTCTTGAGCTTTCCTAAGTACAAAGCTCATAAAGATATCTTTCCAAGCAGAGAAGAAGAAAGGTTTTGCTAATCCTTCCCATTCTGGCTCAGTAATAGTTTCATGCTTATAGTGGAATGTCATATCCTCCGGTAATTCAATAACCGGAGCAGTAGCATTCTGTTTGCAAGCAAGAATAAATGTATAAGGAACGTTAGATACAATAAAACGATCACCTTTAGCAATTGGTTTTTTATACTTATCTTCTAATCTATAATAAATTTTCTTTTTACCAGCAATAGCAAGATCTCTAACTTTAATATTTGAAATAGGCCATCTGACAATTTTAAGTCTATTTACGAATTCTCTACCTTCATAATATTCATCTTTAACTTCCATAATACCATGATATTTACATTCTTTATCATGACATTTAGCTATAAACTTAAAATTAATAAATTTCCATTCAAATGGCTTTTCTTCAGCATTATCATCATTAATGCAATGCATTTTATATGTTGTGCATTTAGGACAAACTAAATATCTTTTAAATGGTGGAACTAC